CTGAAGACAATTTGAAGAAAGGTGCTAAGATATGATAAACCACCCATAAAGTGTCCATAATGGCTTATTTAAGCGTAATTATTGCTTATTCGTTACATTTAGGTGAAGTACGGTTTACCTAATCTAGCCAGTTATTCGCCACATTTGTGGCACGCCAATTATAAAGAGTTTACTTAATTATACTTGTGTTTGAGTATAAATGGTTAAAAGAAGATGGGGCCGCAGGAAAAACGAAAAACCTGCGACCCCAAATAACCAATGAACAATGAAACAAAGCCCTTTCGGGCGTTGAGACTAAGGCATAAAACTAAAGCTCTGTCAAGCCTGCTCTGTAGTAAGCAGCGTCAGAAGCTCGTCTAGCGTGGAGATACTGCCTGTGACTTTCATTACCTCGTTGGTATCTACGCATTGGCGCAAGTCTCCGAAGAAACGCTCCCGCTCTTCACGGATGAACTGGACGATTGCCTTGAACTCATCACGATCTGTGAGGACTTCGATTGCTTGATGGACTGTTGGTTTCGGTAGTGGTGTCATTGGTTGGTTGTGTGATTACTTGCGTTTTGACATGCCAGCCGAGGAAAGTGCGATGGCGATTGCCTGCTTGCGGCTTTTTACGACTGGAGCTTTCTTTGGACCTTTGGGGTTAACACCAGAATGGAGGGTTCCAGCTTTGTATTCCCGCATGACCTTCCCGACTTTAGCCTGTTTGGCTGCTTTTGTTTTAGGCTTTTTCATAAGTTACTTGCGTTTAGCTTTCTTTTTAGGCGCACGGCTCATCTTGATCTCAATCTCGACATAGCCTTTCTTGCCGTTCTTGCCGTTCTTACCTTTGCCGTATTCTTTACCTTCGTGGCCGCAGCCGCATGATTTACTTTTCATAAGATTATTTCATAGATTTACTGCCTTTGCATTTCCACTTGCGTCTCGACAGGTTATTGGGACTATTTGGGTCAGACTTCCAGTCACCCTTTATCTTAGCACTACGGGCGCAGTAAGCATCGCCTTTGGACGTGCCTGGGCGAATGCGATCACCGCCGTCCTTAGCCGGTCCTGCTTGCCCAAACTTGATTGTACGAGTACGACCAGTCTTTGGGTTCTTGACAACCTTAGTGAAACGCTTCTCCATATTAATAAGGGACTTCTACGCGACCTTTGAGCTTCTGGCGCACACGGCGGAGTTTGGGAACTTCAGCCTCAGCCTTCTCCTTCATCTCGCGGGTGTACTTGCGGATGGTGCGGGAGTTCTTAGATGGTTCCTTGGAGAGCTTCATTGCTGCATACCTTGAGTTTGGACTCCGCCCATCTCTGCGCCTTGTGTCCCGATTTTGCCGATTTCAGCATTCTGAGCCTGCATCATTTGGAACTGGTACTGCTCGGCGTATTTCTGAAGTCGTGCCGCAAATGCCTCGTCCTGTTGTGCGCGTTGTGCGACATCGGGTTGCTGGACATACGCTTGAACCATTTGCATCGCAATCTGTGCGCCATTGGGACGAGCGGGTACTTCAATGCCAGCGAAGATCTTAGCAAGGTCGTCCGTCACATCCTTCATCACCTTCTGCTGGGCTTCCTCCATAGGCTGGAGAACATAGTCAGCAAAGATCGGGTTGATGCTGGATGCCGCGAATTCTAGAATCTTATTAACATCCATGATTCCGTTGCGGTCGAGTTGCGACAGGGACACCATATTCTTAAGCTGAGTTTCAGCCGTTTCTGGGTCAGTGGCAAGTGAGTCGAAGTTCACCGTAATGCTAAAGCTCTCGTCTGGAGAACCCTTCTGCATTACTTGAGGGTTAGGATTGCCAGTGACTTGGAAGAAAACCTCGTCTGGTCCCATACGCTGGAACAACTTCCACGCCATTGCCAGAACATCACGGACGTGATCGAGGAATTTACCCACGTAAAACTGCTGTCTCGCGGTCGTAAGTGGATTTGTGAGATCAAGCCCCACAGCGCGGTCTGCCTGCGCTCTCATGGACATTTCTGCCTCCATGGACCCTTGATCCATTGGAGGAACTGGACCCCACGCAATTTCACCGAGGCGACGATAAGGAACGCGACGACCTGGCCCCCAATCAGACGGAGGCCGTCCAGCAGGATGCATGAGAGGTGGAAGAGTAGCAAGAGATGCACGGTCAATGCGCGAGTCTCTTTCCGTCTTGATTTGCATTTGTGCGCCTCGGAGTATGTCGCTAAAGGTTTGCACTTCATACATTCGTTTCTGGTCATTTGAAAGGCGGGTAACGATGAATGGGTAGTCGTCGTATCCATTAAGAAGTTCGTGTTTGGCGTAGCCGTCAGCTTGTGGGTGGAATACGGTACAATAGATGCCTTCTGAACCGTCTTCCTCGTCGATCAATCGTTGGTATCCGTAGACCACCATAACAAGGTCATTGTCGTCCGTAATCGGAAGGCGGGTCACAGTCTTAACCTTCTCGCCATCGAGGTACATAGAGTCCTTACCACGGAGGTTGCTGATAGCAAAGTCAACCCACTTGCGATCCCAGCCCTCATTGGCCACCTTTTTCTCAAGCTCTTGAGATGTTAGGAAAGTACGCCAGAAGATGTACGGAGAACGTTGAGGATCAGAGACATACGGAGGGAACAAAACTTCACCATCTGGCGAGCATGAGTGAACCAGTGGGCAGTCAACAGTCTGACGCGCCAGTGGAATCTCAGCCATTCCCATCTTGCGCATGTCCTTGATGGCCTTCTTAGCCCGCTTAACGGACAAGTCTGGGAATGCTTGCTGGATTAGCGTCAACAACATCTCGTCGTCGGACCCAGTAACAATAAGGTCTGCTAGATCAGGGGATGCTTGAGCAACTTGATCGACGGATACTTGTTGCAAATATGTCCTTTTTTCTCGCTTCCAGCCGACATAGGAGATCATAATCCCCTTCTCTAGCAAATAATTTGCACCCAACTCCATTTGGTTTTTGAAGTCTGGGATGTAAGTAGAACGCATCCACTTGAGGAATGCTGACACCACAGCAGCCCGTGGCATCGAGGCCATCGAGGTTGGGAATGCCTTGATGTGGCTACGTTGAAGAGCTTGGTCAAACAGAGACACATACATGTCAATCCGTTCGCCTACGACATTAACCTCTTGGTCGCTGGCCCCCTGCCAAGGGAAGGCGTTAGCACCATTTTTCCGCAGGTCATCGGACTTGCCATCCCAGATATTACGCCGGTCATTATACGAGCGAAGGCAGGACTCAAAGTAGTAGTCCAAGTCAATCAAGCAAGTATCATACGCATCAGTAAGCGCACCAATGTCTGGTTCCTTATCCACATAGATAAGCGACTCATCTTCAAGCTCTTGTTCTGGACTCATGATACGTATTCGTAATAATCTTCGGGGTCAGCTGATACTAGGCACAATTTAATGCGTTTGCCAACAAGTTTGTTTGATAGCTTGGACGGGCATTTTACTGGGACTGCCACCCCATCCATGCGGACAACCACCCAAGTGGGGTTGTTGCATACCCGCATTACTAGGTAATCATCGCTCAATTCCTCCTGCTGGTCAATTAGACTAGCTAGACTACATGGAGTCTCATCCACAATAATCTTGGATTTTGGCGGGCGGCCTCGCTTTGCTGCTTTCTTATTTGGTGCTTGTTTCATGGTTGATCTTTGATTTCATGTATCTGATTGCGTGTTCAAGAGTATCAATTTCTTCCGTAAGTTGCTTAGTTCCTCCTAGCTCTTCAGCCTTAATCCTACGGAAATATGCTTCTTTTAGGCAGTCTAAAATAAGTTGCTCGGCCACTATTGGTTTTGTTTCCGTTTTCATGTCAATATCCTCCAGACCCATGAGTTGTAACAAATGATTGGCTGCTGTCAACATGATCTAGGTTGGCAATCGAGGCGTAGCGTAAAACGTCTACGGGGTCTTTCCAAGCCTCCTTCAACCCTTGCTCGCCCGTGTATTCTGACAAAGCGTTGATGATGTTTTCACATTCGCTGCTGACATAGAAATGCGGTCGGTTGACCGAATCAAGCGGCTTAGTTGTATCGAATGCCATCTTTCCGATCAGTGCCTGTAATCCATCGTCAATGTCAAGACCCGGCGCAGGGATGCAAACCATGCTAGCCTCGTTCAAATCCTCGATAATCGACGACGACCCATCCTGCACTTGGTACTTTGCAGCTCCAAGCCTAGGGTCAATCAGACGCTCAAAGATTTCCTCATCACCCTCCATCTGCTGGATAAGGTCGATGTAGTCGCGGATACCAAATCCTTGGCCTTTAGCTCCCTCGCCTGGAACCCACTTACCCCCACGCCACTCGGCCCAGTCCCCAACGTCTACGCCTGGCCATTCGCGGTATACCCAGAATGTCCCACTCTCGTCCACGGCGATCCAACACATAAACCAGTTCTTCGCGCCAGCAGGGTCGATAACATGATAACGGGTGATGTTATTAGTCGGGATCTTGTCTGGCTCGACAACATTGACCACCTTGTTAAATTTGGGGAACTTGGTAGCTGCGGATTTAGTCGGGACCCCGTAAGCACGAATTAAGATTTCTTCTCTAGGTTTGCCTATCAGCGTCTGCCTAATTCGGTTGTATCCGCCGAAAGGATTGTCTTGAGAATGAAAGTAATGAACGGTTCCGTTGATATTTTTGCATTCAAGCACGGTCGGAACCAACTCGTTATCCAATAATTCAGCCTCTCTGCTCTCCAATACCTTAGCCCCATCAAGATATTGCTTGATAAGCTCAGTGTATCCAAAGATCGGGGTGAATGTAAGCATTAGCTTGCTATTCCTAGTAGCCAAACGGAAACGCAATGTATCCACCAATTCTGGTCCTCCAAGCATCTCATCGCACCACGCACCGATATTTAACCACGTTGCCTCTTTAGATCCAAGTTCAGCGCCTTCAAGAATAGTCTGGTTATTGGCGAATGCTGCATAAGTCTTAAATGAAATTCGCGAACCATTTGGTAGAATTAACGAATTGTCTGTCCAACCATTCTTGCGGGAGTACGAAAGATAAGCACCAGAACTTGTTTGCTTACTTTTGAACTCTGCTGGCATCCAGTCGTACACCGCCGCTTGCTGCTGTCTTATCGAAACTTCAGCATTTTGAGCGAAACAAAAGATGTCTGAGTTGGGATTCTCAATGGCCGCCTTGACTACAAAGTAAGCGCCGACCTGTGTCTTGCTTGACCTGTTGCCCCCGCTAATAAGCACTTCATTACGGTTCTCTAAATGATGTTCTACGCGCTTCCAGTTTTCAAACTTCCACCCGTATCTAAATGGATCTTTGATTGCATTGCGAATAGCCTCCTCTCGAATCTGATGGACTTCCATCAACTCCTTCGGGTCCATTGCCACAATCTCCTCATCGGTAGGGATCGGCAAGACTGGATGTTCCGTCCACTTTAGCATTTTGCAAACTCTCCTCTCAGCTCTTTGGCTTTTTCTAAATAAGCACGAGAGGCTTCTTCCTTTGTATCGAACCTCCCAATCTTTATGGATTTCTTATAAATGCTTATTTGCGCTCTCCATCTTCCAGTGTCTTTACAAAATGCCACGCCCTTAAATCCAGAAGTGTTATTCTTATTCTTGCCTCTATTGAACATGTTTTGCGATCTGTTCGCGTGCCTAAGATTGCAAATCCTGTTGTCGGATTTATTCTCGTTAATGTGGTCAATATCACAATTAGGCCAAGAACCATAGTGTAAAGACCAAGCAAGACGATGGGCGTAATATTGCATTCCATTTATCCAAATTGAAGTGTATCCACGCCAATTTGTGTTTCCGGCGATATTCCCTACTTTGTTGGTTTTTGTTTTAACCTTCCAGATAAAATCCCCAGTTTCTGGCAAGTAATCCAGATATTGAGATATTTCCTTGACATCGAGCATCTGCTCTGGCTTCTTCTTTTCAGCACTTTTCATAGTAGTTTATGTATTGTGTTAGAGCGTCTTCTGGACTGCATATCCAGTCGACGCTTGTTTTTTATCAGAACTCTTTAGATTCGTCAACCTTGTACGCTCCTGTTTCCATTAGGATGTCGATTATCCGATACACGCTACCACATTCGTGGCATCCAAATGAATCATCCTCTGGCGGAAGTGATCCTCGATTGCCGTCCACGAGGTGCAATTTGCTGTATTTCTCACAGTGTCCGCAAAGGCCAATGTGAGGTTCAATGTGTTTCTTTAGCACCATATTCCACACCTTAGTATTGAACTTCTCAGCCAGATACGAGGCGTAAGTAAGAGTATTGCAAGCGTACCTGCGACCATCATGATCGACTGCGTAACGGTACAAGATCGGACCAACGTGCGAAAGGTAATCGACAAACTTTGATTCTGGCTCCTTAATCATGAGATTATCTCAGCTTCAACCGCACTTTCCTTGACTTTGTTTGCGATACGAGCTTTAGCGTCAGCAATCATCTTGGCAGCGTCATCAAGACTTGGACCTTTGCGATGTTCGACCACCGTGGTAGCCATGCCCGTGAGCTGTGCCGCCTTGTCCGTGAGGATACCCACCGTGACTGCTAGCTTATCTGGGCTAATCTTCGCCAGCTCGTCGGGGTTGTCAAACAGTTGTTGGGAACGCTCAAACAGCAAGTCAGTGTACTCCTGCGCTGCAATAGCATACCGCATTGAGAATTCCTTGCGTTTTGTCTCTAGGGTGTCACTGTGCCTCCACTCAAGCCCACGGATAATCTCACGCGAGAGTCCAGTCTTATTCTTGATGTCTGATAGTCTAGCCCCCTGCGCAGATAGCCATAACGCCAGAGCCGCCTTGTTCGGGGCGTAATGCTCAACCGTATTGCCGTGCTGGTGCTTGGCCCGTTCCTTTACTTCAAGGAACCAAGCCGCCTTATCAGCTCGTTCGTCAACATAGTCACGCTTTAGCTTTTCGTTTGGATCATCGCTCATTGGTTGTTTCGTTCCTCGCGCTCCATTTGACGCGAAGATTGACCAGAAAGCAAGAGGGAAATTGAGTTTCCTAGATTAGAGTTAGATTTTACTTCGCTCCGTCTTGTTGGAACAGAAACCTGAGGCTTGCGTGATTTACCAATTGACTCTTCAGCCCTAGCCCTAGTTTGCTCTATCCCTTGTAGTTCAGCTTCGCCTATTGTCCTTGGTTGCGCCGTTGTTGGCTCGCCGCTAACCTTGCTAGGAATCCGTTTACGCTTCCAATTTTCCCTAGCTGAAGCAATGGTTTCGATGTTTCTGATGTCGCCTTCGAGTTTTGCGATGACGGCTTGTTTGGTTGGTTCTGTGAGATTTTTTGCATTTTGTGCTTTGATTAGTGCTTGTTCTGCTTTTTCCCACGCCATTAGGATTTGCTCGTCGGAAACTTTAGACAAAAATGTATTGAATTCTGGTAGATTTGCAACTGCTGTTGCGTTTTTACCACGACCAGTCTTTGAAGCTCCAAGTTCTGCTATTTCTAAGACCCTGTCAGCTGACTTGTCAAAAATGCCAAAAATGTCTTGAAGAGCTGGTCTTTCATTAACATCCATTAGCTCAACAACAAGATTTTGAGTTTTTTTGTAATCTGCCGATGGTTTGATTCCTAGCTGGCTAATTGATTGGTCATTGAAATATCCAAAAGGAAGTTCGTAAATAGTTCCGTCTTCCGCTTGGAAGGATGGACGACCAGATTCATCTACGATCATCCCACGCATTCCGTTATATTCAATTGGAGCACCAACAAGATCGGATACAGTTGGATCGACTACCATCGGTGGTTCATTTTGGAACGATAAAGGCTTAAACTTAGTATCCCTTTCAGCGATATATGCACGGATATCGTTCGGCGTAATTTCACCATTAGCACCAGAAGCATTTACCTTGTTAAGTGGGACCTTGTATTTAGATGCTAAGTCTTTAGCTAACCTTGTTGGATTAGCTTTTTGAGGCATAAACCTAATATCACTTGATTTTGTGTCAAACCTTTGGCTGAGAGGGATGATGTTTCCAGAATCGTCGCGGACGATAAGGTCTGAGGATTTAATCTGGTTTGGATTGAATACCACGATTGTATCTGTATCCGTGACAATTGAGTCAGCATCTCCAATTTCTGATTTCTTAGTAAAACGGCTACCTCGGTATTCCCTCCCAGTTTTAAGGAATACTGGCATTACAGATGCCAGCTCTTTGTCCCCAGACATTAGCGCTCTTCCTTCTGCTGTGGCTTTTGCTAGATCTGGTCTTGTATAAAACATCACCCTTCCTCTTCGCATGTCAAAAGCATTAAATTTATCAATAGTACCGTGATAGGCTTTTGTATTATACCCAGCTTTTTTTGCTGCATCATCCACCAACCTCTGCTGCGCTCCCACATCACCACTCTCTACGGCTTCCATGTAGTCAGCGTCGAGCTTCTCTGGCATAAACTTAACGCCTTTTGCGGAAGTCGGCTCAGTCACAAGCTCACCATTGCGATTGACCCGTGGCATCTGTGGCATCAAGTTACTTTTTAGCGTGTAGTAGCTATTCGGGCCGTAATCAACAACCTTGGTCCCAGTCATGCGGGTAGCATTATCCAATAAGTCAAATGCAAATGTTCTATAGATGCCGCTTTTCGTGGTTTGTCCTAATGTACTGAACATTGGATTCCCATCCATTTGTGATGGCGTAAGCAAGCCTTGAGTCGCATTGATGAAGTTTTTACGCAGCTTCCATTTCTTGCCTTGTCCTGCTTCTTCAGCAACACGCTTAAAGTAGTCGTCAGTTGACTTGTTCTTGGATTGCAGGTCAGCAACGGCATCAATATCATTCATAATCTCATTGCGTGACATCTTGAGATTCTTTGCTACACTGCTTTTAGTTGCTCTGCTGATGTTAATATTAAGCTGGTTCATGTCCATTGCCGCCAAGTACAAACGCCCATTGGAAAGTCCCCACCCAATAGGCTTGATGTTATTTACAGTCCTACCGTCGATCTGAGCTGAACGACCTTGACGAACTGGGCGATAATCCAATAGGTAGGATACAGGAAGGTCCATGTTCTCATTGAGATCAACAGCCATTCCCCATGTACCCTCTGGGATAATTCCACGGGCCTCAAGCTCCTCGAAGTACTCCGATGGCAAACGACCAGCACCATTTCCTTTTGCATCTGGTTGCAAAGCGGCGTCAATTAGTGGGGTCTTTGATTTAACCGCAGCTTGATTTAACTCACGGATAGCATCGGCAGCTTGGTGGTGAATTGGGTTTGTTGATTGCGAGAAACCATCATTGGGAGCGACTTCGGACTTGCTTGGAAGACCAGCAGATTCACGGTACATGTTGCGAACCATCGCCTTAACCTCTGGCAGTTCACGGATGCCATCAGCAAGCAATCCAGACCCCATGATCATACGACCATTGCCATCAGTTGCACCGCCAAACTTAAAGTGAAGATCCTTGATGATCGGGGTTGCCGACATCGTTTTGTTGAACACTTCTTCAATCTTGCGTCGAGCTTCGGTTTTTTGACCAGCTTTGTAAACGCGGCCAGAAACAACATCTTCAAACAAGGTTTGTGCGCCAATATCCGTGTAGTATTCAATAGCCAAGTCATCCACTGACTTTGCTAGAATATCTTGTGCTTCAAGTCTTGAATTGTACTCGTCTCCCCACGCCTTAAACTCTGGGTCTAGATTACCATTAGCATCACGCACCAGACCTTTTTTGCCTTCAGATCCAAGCATTAATGATTTTACAGCATCATCGCTTTGATTCTTGAACTGAAGAGCATGATTGATTTCATGCCCCGCAAGGGCTTTTATCATCCCAGGCTTGTCGTTGACATTGATGATTGCAGTTTTGAATGTCGGACTTTTTGGATTATCATCAAAAAGACTATTACCGCTTTGTGTGAATTTATAGTCATACATGCCAGGGTAAGCCGCATCAAACGACGAGATAAATTGCCTTGTCTGCTTATCTGGTATAGACTCAAATGCTTCAAATTTAGCTTGGTCCGTAGACCTAAGTTTGTTGCGGAAGTTATAAAGATCCCCAGCAGATGCTTGATCCCAGTCTTTCTTACCACCAGCAAGTCTTGCAATCGGACCAAATACCAAAGCGTTAGCTCCAGCTCGTTCTAGTGCAGCCTCATCTAACCCACCAGCGTTAATCGCCTCATAGAGAGTTGTGGCTGGAAGTGCCTTTGCTGCTCCCTTTATTGGAGATACGACACCCCTGCGGATTGGAGTGGTGTAGTCCATCAGTCCAGCAAACGCCTGCCCCAAACGACCAGTAGATTGATTTGCCGCGACTCTACGCCAAAATGGGTTAGAACTAGTAGCTTCGAGAAGTTCGTCACTAATAGTGTTTCCAAATTGGGCAAGTTTCTTCAATGCTGGCGCACCATAGACAAGTCCTTGTCGAATGCCATAATAAGTAGCAAAAGCCTGTGGTGCAGCAACTCCGCTAGCAGCACTAGCAGCCAATCTGAAAATCCACGGTGTGCGATGAAACCCAAGTTTGCGCTCGACAGCTTTTAACCCCCTTGCCCCAGCTCCCATTATACTGCCCATAGTGTCTGCAGCATCAGCAAGTTTCCGAACCGCTCCGCTTTGCAGTTTTTGACCAAGCATACTTGGCGCATTTAGGTCATCAATCTTTGTGGATGCTTGCTGGAACATCTTCTGATTGACTTGTGCACCTTCATCAAGCATACCAGCCCGTTTATTCAAGTCATCCAGCTTTGATGTCTGGAAACGAAGATCGCTAGTTAATTGAGCCGCAGTTGCATTGTCACCAACCTTAACAGCATCATCAATTGATTTCTGCAATGTCCCAATTTGCGCGGTTGTGTCATCAATTTGACGACCAACAAGACTAGCTGCCTCGCCAAGTCTTTCAAGTTGAGATGTGGCCTGTAATGCCGTAGATTCAGCCTTAGCAATCTTGGACATTTTTGACAGCTTTGGCAAAATGCCACCACCAAGGGTAAATGCAGACAACGCTAAACCGATGGGGTCGGTTGCCATCGAACCCGCGCCAGCACCGCCAGCAACAAGTTTATTAAAGTTAATTTCTCCTTGAACTGGCCCATCACGATCAATGAATTGCTGCTTTGTGGTTTGATAGATTTCAGAACCTCGCGTTGTGTCTGTAACAGCATCAACAAGCGATGCCCCAGTCATGTTGTCATACATTGCTTGCCGCGAGTCGTTTTGATAATCCAACCATGCTTCATTAACATCAAGTTGCTCTTGCGGAACGCCAGCTGCACGCTTGACTGGATTCACTACAAACTTCTCAATGAACGCGCCAGTTTTCCCAGCCATTTGTATGGGAGTTTCAATTGCACCCTCGACAATCGCCATTCTTGCTGCGTCTCTTTGCTCTTTTGTAGCTCCGCTTTCACCAATGGCAATCCCTGTTGTTCTGGCAACGTCACCTAAACCACTGATTATGCTTTTAATAAGAGATTCCTCTGAATCTTGCACATCTATTCCAGAGTTTTTGCGAATTCTATACAACTCAAACTTTTCAAGTGTTTTGGGATCTTGAGTGCTTAGTGTACTTGTTAAATTGGTAATTTGATCTGGAGCAAGCAAATCCTCCATTGGCGTTAGAAACGCTTGTGCTTTTTTTGTGAGTTCTCCGTCCTGAATAAGTCCACTATCTTCCATCAGAAGGTAGTCTTCTCCAAGTTTAGTGGCCTCTCCATTATCGTCAATTAAGCCGCGAAATTTCATCCCTTCCTCCGTATTTATTGGTGGAAGTTCTGTTGCTTTTTGGACCTCGGCCTCAACTATAGAGCCTATCGAAGTACCACTAAGATCCATTCCAACCAATTCCGGTGGAACAACTTTAGACGCAATTCTAGCTTTATTCTGTGCAATTGCAAACTCTTGAGCGGATGTGTACTCCTTTAAGGCATCAACCTCAAGTTTTGCTATATCACGCTCTTCTTTAGTTGCCATTTTGTTGTCTTTTTGCCCTTAGTCTATCGCTTGCACTTTTAGATTCAGCAGCTGGTGTATTCTTACCACCAATTCCAGTAATTTCAAGTTTTGACGCAATTTCTGGATCTGATTCGATTTGAGCTATTTTCTCGTCAACAACTTGTTTTTTCTTGCTTAGGAAGTCGGACCAGATTGACGAATCATCTGTTTCAGCGGGGACTACAACAGTTCTGAGCCAGTTTAAGTCAGTCTGTGTAACTGGGGCAATCTTTCGTGCTTGCTCGAAAATATCACCAGTCGTTTGGTTAATTAGTTTTTTTCTTAAAAGTTCATTTTGTTTTGCCCATTCTGCGCCACCCTCGGCTGCAATCCTTCTAAAAAATCTAGCTGGAGGTTCAGTAAATCCAACTACATCAGAAATATCTTCTTTTTGAAGCTGAGCCAATTCATTTTGATCACGCTTGAGGGCAGAATACACAATTTGAGTCTCTTCAAAGCTTTTCTTCTCTTTTTGTTTTTGTTCCTTTTTGGTCGCCTCAATTTCCCTTGTCTCCTTTATTCTTGCATCACGCTGTAATGGCGTTTCAACAGGACCAAGTACTTGTTCTTGTATATCCTTAGCTTCCTTGATTTTCCCCGTGCCAATCAATGATTGAATTGACGAAACTAATTGAGGTGGAACTGACACGCCTCTTTGTGATGCTTCGTCAACCCTGGCATTAAATCCAGCAAGAGCAGCGTTAATCATTGCGGCTTTTGCTGTTTCGTCCTCTTGTGGTTTCTCAGATGGAGCTTTTGTACTGGGTTCATTTTCCTTTAACCAAGCTGAATGCAATTGGTTTGCAACAGTTTTTGGAATAAAGTCACCAGACTTGTACCCTTTGTTTTTGACGTATTCGTTGAAATCCATGACTTAATTGAGTTATTGGACGCTAAATCCACCAGAGTTCCATCCAGTTCCAGATGGAGCTGCACCACCGCCAGCAGAAGACACACCACCGCCAGAAGACATGCCGCCAGAAGATGAGCCACCGCCACCGCCGCCAGATAATTTTTGCTGTCTAAGATTCATCATGGCATTCTGGTTGATCATCTGGTTTACTTCAAACCCAGTCTTCATTGTGCCAAATAATCCTTCAGCAGCGGCAATACGCTGAGACAATGGAAGTTCTTGGTCATCTAGCACCATTTTGATCTCACCAATACCCGGAACCAAGTCTGGTGCTTTTGCCTCAAGCAACCCTGCAATGCGACTCGCCGTGTTAACAGAGTTAACCTTTTCTTTTTGCTGTTTGAAGTAGTCTCCAACTTGCATTGCAGCCTTGCCGATCCCCTCGCCAAGGTTCTGCATACCCTGAGCTTGAATCTCAGCAGCGCGAGTGAACCCAGAGTAGTCCTGCATGAACAGGCGTGGGTCAACGGATGATCCTAGTAGTGCCATAGTGTTAGTCTTTCATGTAACTTAGTTTTTCTTGGTCTGCCCAAGGAACAAGGGATGAAATGTTTTCAATAGTCATGTTGAGTTTTGGACAGTGAACAAACTTGGGAGATTCTGGATTGCGATTGATGCAGTTAGTACAAGCATGAACATAATCAACATTGTGAATTTTGTCCAGCTTCTCGCCCCAAACTCCATCCATCTTTTCGTAACGATCTGAATCGTATGGAACATTATTGCTTTCAATATATTCCCAAATGTCTTCATGGGTCCAATCACGAAGAGGAAACATCATAGTCGCTTGATCCATGAGCACCCTAGACTCAATTCTTGTTCCAGCGTCACCTCCAAGAATCGGGTCCGAATCGCAACCTTTGTGGCCAATCCACAAGCAGTAAAATGGAGGGACTTCAAGGTAATGTTGTTTTGGCCGCTTAAGAATGTCTAAAGCGCAAGCAAATTTACTGTTGCTTGTTGGTTCGGTGATTCCAGTTGGACAAGTAAGGATTGTTGAATTTACCTTGTAATAATTCTGAACCTCCCATTCATCGCCTTCTTGTTGGAAAGCAGATTGATATGGATGCCATGAGTAAACAAGCAGATCCCAGTCTTGAATAATCTTGTCATGAAACTTGTATTTTGATGGTTGCCACGGTTCACGGAAGAAGACCAATGGTAATTGGATTCCCATATCGCGCATGATATGCAACAACACCATGCTATCTTTGCCCCCAGACCAACAAATCATCCCATTTGGGAAGTGCTTTGTGCCAGATGCAATTAGCTCTTTTGTTTTTTCAAGTTTTGTCATTAAATAAGAGCGGCTCCTGCTGTTGTGCTTGCCATCGTCCCAAGTCCTGCTGCAGCCCCACCAACCATAGATCCAATGCCGCCAAACAAACCAGAGCTATACGATGCCCTTGCTTGCGCGTTTGCGGATTGAGCTGCAAGCATATTTTGCCTTTCAGCTGCCCCAAGATTAAGCCCCATATCTGGACTAATCAAGCCCGGCGTTCCTTGTTTCATTCCACCAAGACCAAGACCAAGCATTCCTTGACCAGTCTGATAGGCGAGTGGTTGCTGGCTAAGTAGGGCAAGCCCTGGTTGCGTGTAGAATCCTTGAGCGGCTTCATAAGCCCGACCACCAGCGGCAGCGGCTTCTGCGCGTTTTTGAGCCATCATATTTTCGCGACCCATGATTTCAGATGCGATAGCATAATTACCACCAATGCGACCTGCTGCCTGCGCTCCTTCACGGGCAGTTTGCTGATACATCCGTTGCTGCTCTGGCGTAACACCTTGAGCAGCTTGTTGTGCGCGTTGAGCTTCTGACGCAAATCCACTAACAACTGCTGCCTGCTCTGGGGACAACGCACCCATTAGTCCACGAGTAAGACCTGCCTGACCAGTCATTTGGCCAAGCTCAGCTTCACGTGCTGCCCCAAGTTGCTGGCCAGCTTCCTGTGAAGCCATGCGACTAAGACCAAATAGACCTTGTTGTCCACCAACGCCACCTAGAAATCCAGAAATATCTTGAAGATTTAATCCTTGGAATTCTGGACGAAATTGACGCTCAAATCGAAGAACTTGGGGTAAAGATTTCCCGTATGCTTGGACAAATTTACCAATATCTTGGGAATATGTTTTGGTTGATGTTTCAGGAGCAGAAATTGATTTAGGCTTACTTCCCATGATTTTATCTTATTTGAGTTTTGAGTAGAATTTGTACATATCGTACATTTTTAGATCGCCTTCTTTTTTGAAGTCTCTGTTAAATGCGATAAATTCGTAATCTTGAGTGTATTTTGAGAGTCCAGATCGCATGTCACCTGTGCAGAATGTGACGAATAGCGTGTCTCCACAGCCAAGTTTAACTGCCTCTGTAGGCTTGCTACATTCAGACTCAAAACCAATGGCAAAGCAATCAAGATCACAAACAACAATGCCATAACACATGTGCCAAGCCAAAAGTTGTTGCAAGTCTTCTCCATAAATCTCTATTGCTTTTGCTAAATGTTGGTTCATGCTGACCTAATAAGGCAACCAGAGAAGTACGTTTGTACTGAATTATTTACTATTGTCCTATTTGCACCTGCTGCATGGTATGCAAAAAGCTCAACATAATCACTAGATCCATTTAAATACACAATATCAGAAACATTTGATCTAATGGAACCGGCAACCTGAGGGCATCCGTATGATTCATCTGAACCGTTTTTCCTAATTACTGCCAATGCACCATCGGTTCCAGTTCCATAGGAAATCAATCCGCAGATCATGTAATATCCAGCAACGCTTGGAGTAAACCTGCTGCTAGAAAAGTTGGAATTTGAGTCAAAAGTCTCAGACACAAGGTTCACTTTAGTGAATGTAGCAGTAGGAACAGTTGTAGTTGTGCTTGCATATGCCCTAAATACTGGACCATTACCAGCAATATTGGCTGCAAGTTTGGCTTGAGTTATATTAGCGTCCGTGATGGCATCCGTAACAACAGAGCTAGCACCAAGTTCATTAGATGTGATACCAGCAGAACGGATTTTCAGCTTACCAGATGCTACATCGAGAGTCGTGCCAATAATTGCATCAGTTGTAATCGTTGTCTGGTCGATGATGTTATTCATCTTTGCGCTAGTGATCGTGTCGGTAGCGGTAAATGTGTAGGTGGTATCAACTGCGCCCATAGCGTTATTTCTGTGATAGTATTTGTCTATTTGTCACTGAACCAGCGACTTTTACTGAGTTTATCTTGGGGGAACCCTGTGTTCTTGTCAAGATCATGGTTCCTGTGTAACCACGAATGCCACCAAGTCGGCATCTGATACCAGCGGTTTCAGCTTCATTGGATGAACTAGGTGATAGCACCTGACCTCCAAGGAACTGTGTGGTAGTTCCAATCTCTGAAGCGTTGTCTGGGTCTTCAGAGGCAAAAGAAATCATGTACTCGCCAGTCTCACCAGCAAGGTTCTGCATGACGATCTGCGCGTCCGTGAATCTCTTGCGCTCCATCGTCTTGAAATCGTACCCACGGGTCGTCAAGGAAGAGTTAATAGTTGGAGTGACCAGCAAGGAACCAACATTCGACACATTTAAACGGTCAACAGAGCTATCAACAGCATCAATCTGGTGCAATCCTCCATTAGCCGTGACTGCATAGATGTCATTACGCACTCCAGCACTACCAATCACAAAGTTTTTAATCAAAAACCGCGAATCTCCGTAGGTATCTAGCGACTCCCATCCTTTATTTAGGAAGTTAAACACCAAAATAGAGTTATTTCCACGCGCATCGTTGGCCCCAGCTACAGAATCCAATGGTACAGCAAGGTAATAACGGTTATCGTACAGGACTCCTACAGCCCTATCCGCATAATTCTTGTTAATCCTGTCAATATAGGGCTGGATGTTCTTGGAAATAGGCTCATCAGCACCACGAAGGTTGTAATCGTTAAGGAACTCTACCGCATATACCCCATCGTCGGATAGAAACATCATTGTATTTCCACGCATAACCACAGACTTGCGGGCCAAGCAGCCAACCTCGGAGGTTAATTCCTTAACTTGGGTATCAAGAAGGCTTCCTTGTGTACCTTGTACGATATGTAGACTATTGCGGTTAAGCACAACCAAAGCATCGTCGTAGAATCCATGCATCCCCACCACATAGTCAGCAGTACCACCGCTAACTCGGAACTGGTTTGCAATCTGGTCGTAAGTGGTCGTATCTAGGATGTCGGAAACCGCAATCTCGTCGGAAATCTTACGATCTGTGTAAGTTGCATTATTATACGCTCCAGACTGGTCGTAGTAGTACGGAACCCACAGACGGCGTTGAAAGTGAACACCCCAAGGCGCACCGGGCTGATGAATGAATCCACCACCAACGCTAAATCTACCACCGAATTCAAGGTTTCCAGTAAATGAGCCTTTAGTTCCAATCGGGGCATAAAAAGTAATTGTTCTATTACTTGCGGAAATTATTTGAAATTGCTTTCCAACTATTGAAGCGAATTCATCAATAGTAGATTCATAAATAACAATTATATCACCGTCTACTAATGTTGTATTCCCAAGAGCGGCTTTATCAATAGTGACCAATCCATCTGATGCTGCCACGTTACCACCAGCAACAGTAAATATCTGTGGCTGAGTGTACGCACCACCAGGAGAAAAGGTAAACCCATCAGTCATGGTCGCCGCGGCAACACCAAAAGTCTGTGTCTGGCTGGTTGTAAATGTGTAGGTAAAAATGTCTTGGTTAGTTACGGAAACCACCGTGAATGTTCCATTTGCAGGAGTCCCACCAGTAAGTCCAGCGATCGTAACACTAGCACCAGCAACAAGTCCATGCTCGCGGACATCCATTGTCACTGTAGTACCAGATTGCGATGCAGAGATAATCGGCCTGCCATTAGGATACCACTCAAACGCTTGTTGCCCATCGCGGAAAAGCATCACCTTGTCGAACACCTGAATCATTTCAGTGTCAGCACCCAGTGCTTGCCCAATCGGGTACGGAATGTCAGTGGCCACATAGGTAGCAAGGTCGATCTTTTTAGCAACCGTATCCAACGCGACAATCACATACTCTTTGTTGCCAGTATTAGGATCACTGAATAAGCAGGAGGCCCGGACGTTGGCGTTAGCCGCATCGTTGATCGGCATCTGTGACAATGTGCCAGTTCCAGAAACAGCCGTTACCCCAGTTACAGGGAAGCTCATGGTATTGGCATCGACATAGGTCAAGACAACAGAACCATTGGCATCAGTGCCAGTAAAGGTTAACCCAGAAACCACAGCATATCCGCTAGATCCAGCCTCGAACCCGTGACCAGTGATCGTGATTGTAACTACGTTGGCTGCATAAGATGCGGCAGTAATTGCTTTGGTTGTTGCGGTAATCACCCTCGTAAGCGATGGCGTTCCAGCATCAACTGTGTAAGGGCCAACCCCACCAGCTAAAGGGTATGTGATGGTCGTCCCGCTTGCGGTAGTAGCTGTGAACACTCCGTTTGGATCTGAGCCTGCCGTGTATCCAATCCCTTGGATGTTCAACGTAGATCCGTTGGTCAGTCCGTGACTGGTTTGGGTGGTTAATGTAACCACTCCAGATGTCACCGAGGCAGCAGTAATCCTCACGCTCGTACCCACCAAATAGAATGGCAACTGCAACGGAGTCCCACCAGCAGTCAACGCACTGGTCTTCTCCACAACCCCCTTACGAGGCCTCCAGTAACCCTCCATGCGTCCATTCAAGGACTCTCTCACCTCAGTCTCCTGTAGCTGGTTCAACTGTAACCTCTGGTTTACGCCAGAGAAGCCACGATCAACATCTTCGCCAATCGAGTCGTCAAGCCCACCAGTAGACCGATACTGCGACATTACGCGTAGTAGACGATCACAACGCCAGAGGTAAGGACAACTTGCGAAAAGTTGCCACCGATACCCAAACCAGCAGGCAGGGTAATCGTCTGCAGCCTAGACGCTCCAGTAACATTCCCAGACGCACTAGCAACGGTCGCCAGTACAGCGTCATTAACCACTTGAATCCAACGGATGTTCCCAGTGTAGGTGGTAGCCGCAGACGAAAGCACAATACTTCCACCTTGGCCTTGCAGATCATACGCGACAGGACTAGACATAAATAATAAAGGTTTCACCTCCCCACATCGAGGAAGTTCAACGCAAAACTACACAAACTACACCACATGTCAACAACTTCGTTAAGCAACCCACTAACGCGGAAATCCACCGCAAATCTCCGATAATAGGTCGTAGTCCCCATTTGCTAAAAATTT